TTTCAAATTCTTTGGGAATTATAGCATCATCACAATCTAAATCCCACACGTCCATATCTTCTGGAGACCAATTCATTATTCTTGGAAATAATTTTGGATCTTCATAATCAAATAAAATATATGCACTAGGAAGTGTTACTGAAGTTCCAGCCAAACTATTCATCCAAGACATTTCACTAGGTGGTGCTGGAATCTTTCGTTGGTCTACTGTGGGATCAAAGAACCCTCTTTCATAATCTTTATATTCATTTTCAGAACCTTCAATAACTTTTTTATTTCCTTGAGCATCAGTCCAAGCCTGATCTTGATTATATTTTGTATAAGCACCACGATACTTAGCCCACTTCTTTCCACTATCTGATGTAAGAGCTGTTGTAGTATTATGTCCAGGCATCGTCCCTATAACAATTGGATCTTGAAGTGTACCAGGATCTCTAAAAAATCCAACTACCCAAGAGCCTTCAACTAGATTTACCGGAGCATCTCCAACACCACTCATAGAATTATTAGACACAGGTTGCATAACCTGAGCCCAAGGTAAATCTTTAGTTAGAATTCTAGCTTTTTCGTCGGTATGATATCCGAGCCAACGGACCCTTACTCGACCTTGTTTTTCTGGATCAAATCTATCTTCAACTACACCAATTGCCCAAACGAACCCATCTTGACCTAAAAATGCCATATAATAATATCCTCTTCTCTACAATATTTATATGGAGAAAAGGACTAAATAATAGATCAAATTATAAGGATGGCTCCGGGGGAAGGGATCGAACCTTCAATGCCCTACCAGGCGCCAGATAAACTGTCTGGTGTGTATACCAATTCCACCACCCCGGAATTCTTTTAATGCATATTTTGAATAACTCGTCTAATATCGTAATCATTCATAGCATGAAGTAGTCGAGTGATACCTATCCCACCACCTACTCTAGGAAAGAAATCTAGGCCTAGAAAATCATCTAGTTCTTTTTCTACTCTATTCTTACCAAATGTATCAAACAATAAATTTGCATATAGACCATCAGAGATAGTATGGAACATATCTCGCATTTCTGCTGTATCAGAAGATCGTTCAGCTGATCCTATAGTTTCTTGACCAGAGATAATAACATCTATCTTAGCTGCCGTACCATCGCCGTTCTGTTTCATATTCCAAAAGGGTGAGGTGTGATTAGGAAAGTTTTTGATCATGCACACTCTGCCTTGCCAATTCTTACACATTGCATCTTCATGTTCGTGTGTTAGTTCTTGACCATTATACAAATCAAAATATTCTGTCCATTCTAGATAATCTTTATCTACGATACTTTGTTTATTTCCAAATCCCATATGTTCGCATAACTCTCGTTCCATTGTTTCTAAATCTTTGATGTTTCCTGGAAACTCAAATTCAAACATAGGAAAGATAATGTCATGTCTACCTTCTGTAATATTTTTCTCATCACGATAGGATGTGGAGATACAAAAAAATCCCGGTATGTCGGGATTGTTTAAAAGTTCGTATTCTAACCACATCTGTCCGGTTTGAGGCAAAGGCCATACCTCCCCGGCATATTCGTATGTCGCTACTGTTGTTGGATCTTCACAAGCTGCCAATATAGATAGTCTGTTTTGTGTGTGTACTTCCTGAAATCCTTTGGCCAAAAAAAACGACCTCAATAGGGTCGTAGCCTCAGTAAACTTCTGCGGATTAATTAACTGTGTCATATTATATTCTCCCAAATTTTGTTATATTTATACAAATGAAAAACCCCACTTGCGAGGTGGGGTTCTTCAACCAACTAAAAGTCAGAGGATATCGGATGAATCAGAGCCTTGTTCGTAACTTGTAGTCGTTGGATTTTTTATTGTAGTATATCATATTAAACTCCTATTAGGTACAACTCTATATTAATATCGTTCACGCTTTTTCATCTTTCGACTCCTTCTTTTTTTCCGACTGGGTCGTAACTTTAGTAAAGGCCAATCCTATACCAGAAGTTGCAACAGTATTTGCTCTAGACAACTTTACTCTCCTTTCTAGATATAATTGGCGAGCAACACCTTTGAGTGGTTTGTATTCTTGTTTCGGCCGCATCATATGTGGTTCATCTGCATTACGCAAACGATCCTTATGTGACTGAAAAATCTTTTTGATTTCGTGTGCTACTGTAGCCATTATAACTCCTCCGAATATTTGAAAAACTGGAAATCTCTTTTAAATATTTTATTTACAATTTGATAAGTTGTTCTATTGTAATACTGTCGGTAATCTCCTTTATTAAAAGTTGTCTGACCTCTAGCTTGTTCTGAATTTGCAGAAGTATTTATTTTAGGCAATTTCAAATCTGGTAATCTTACCAAATAACAAAACTTCTGCCAATCTATTTCTAATTGTTCATACCGTCCAATAAAATCAACTAATATAGTTCCTCGATCATCACTTAAAAAATCGAATTGAGGTCCAACTCTAGTAACAACATTCTTTCTCGTTGCTATTTCTTTAATAACAAACTGTTCAAACGATATAGTAGGCGGCCACCAAGCAGATACAACAAGGTCATATGGGTTACGAACAAATGATGCTCTAAAATATCCAGCTGGAATCGTAGGAACTTCATGTTCATTTGCTGCTCTTTCTATACATACCCTAATGGCTTGGTGTTGCATCCGATCATAATGATGTTTTGGTTGCCAACCCATGTGTTTTGCTGTAGGTATTTTAATATGAGGTGTTAGATAAGGCGCCAAAACTTGAGTCATAGATGTTCCAGCTGTTTTAGGAAAATGGAATAATACAAATTTATGAGTATTACTTACCAACATCAACCTTCACCCATTGGCTGAGTAGGTAACTCTGGCGTTTCAAGATTTTGTGCCTCTGTCACTCGTATCAAACATTTATTTTGTTTTGCAAACTGTTTAGCTACATTATAAGATTCTACTTCACTAGTACTCACAAAATGAGCAACAGCTTTTTCTTTAGAATCTTCATGTCTTAAAAGTACATAATACTTTTTATTCTTTTCTCGCAATTCAATATACATTTCTATTTTCTCTAAATTCTGATATCTGGATCTCATCGGCCTTTACCCATCGGGTGTGATTAGAACCAACGTGTTTAATATCAAATCCAAGGTCTCCACCAAAACACATTACTGGTTTAATCTGAACTACTTCCCATATGTGTTTATTTTCTTGTGAGCGTAATTGTCTGTTCCTATTATTAGTCGGTAACAACTCAACAATATCTCCCACCTTAATCATTTTAGTTGCCTCGTTCCTTATCTACTTGCAAAAACCCATTCAAATGAGTTTCAGCTGTTGCAAGATTTGTTAAAGCTTCCTCTAAACAAAACTTCTCAACTTCTTTTACAAACTGGCCCTTATCTAAACGTGCCTTTACATCGGTTTGTAAATCTCTTACTCTATCCAAAAATTCTTGTCGATTACTCATTTACCTATATCCTTTATGTTTGATTGTGATATAACCTGATACGGACCTTTGTTGTATGCAGGCGCTATCGTGTGACTGGTTGTGTATGATCTACGTGGAGGAGTTACTGCACCAAGTGCTCGTGTATCTAATGACGGTATTTTTCGCATAGGACATTTTGTATCACGCTTGGAACTGACATCTATTCTTACGGGATTCATATTGTAAGATATCATTTATATATTATACCATAGTTGAGGGTGATTGTCAAGAGTAATGTTGCGATGCCTCGATTTAGTGGACGTACCACATCATCAACAGGCATATAATTGTCAGAGCCGACCTTGTAGACGAGAATCTACCCTTAAGTCTGAGTCAAGGAACAAGATGCAACATTACAAGTTGGAGCGGGTGATCGGAATCGAACCGACAGCATCAGCTTGGAAGGCTGAGGTATTACCACTATACGACACCCGCTTATTAAATAAAAATAGAGAGGCACCAATATCGGCACCTCTCTTACTACTTAGAGTGTGGGGCAGGTCGTACAAAAGTTTGAGACCTTGCTCCCCACGATTTTAGTAGTTCAATTCTTCGTTATCTTCCTCCTCCTCAGCATCCTCCATGGGGGGTTTCGATTCTTCCATGATATCTTCTACCGAGATACCGTCATCGACCTTGGTGTAAAGATCAAGGAAAGTTTCCTTAGTTTCGGCATCAAAGCGACTAATGCACATGGCAATAGACTTCAATTTATCGTCAAAGATTCCAAAGGCTCCAACAATATGTACAAGGCGGCGAGTGGAGATAATCTCATCACAGGCGCCTTCATAAAAAGAACGACGAATAACATCTGCCCATTTTACCAAATTCTTGACAAACGGCTCATCAACCTTATCCTGTTTCGCCAATTCATAAGTGAGGATCTTTTCCTCAATCTTATTAGTCGGGTAAGTCTGTTCGAGGGTGACTGGAAATCTTTCCAGGAAAGATTCGTTCATCACATTGGTGCCAATAAAGCGACCATCGTCAGAACCCTGTCCTTTGGTGTTCGCCGTGGCGATAATGTTAAACCCTTCTGTCGGGTGTACCCATTTGCCGATCTTTTTGAGATAGATACTTGATCCCTCAAGGACAGGCTGTAATGCCATAATCTTGTTTGATGCAAGGTCAATCTCGTCCAGAAGCAGCACAGCACCCCGCTTCATCGCCGTCACAACAGGTCCGTCGTGCCAGACTGTCTCACCATTGAGGAGACGGAAACCGCCTATCAGGTCGTCCTCATCGGTCTCGATTGTGATATTTGCACGGACATATTCCCGATGGAGACGAGCACAAACTTCCTGCACCATCAAGGTTTTTCCATTACCCGAAAGTCCCGTGAGAAACATCGGATAAAAAATCTTGGCTTTTACTACGTCCTTCACCATGGAGAAATTACCCCAAGTAACATAACCCGGGAACTTTTCAGGTGTATAACCCTCATGGTTCTCCATGATCCCTACGGCAGAAGCGAGTGCAATAGGTGCCGCCGCAGCAGCTTCAGGTGTTACCAGAGTTTGCACTGGAACTTCCTTACTATCATATTTGCCCTTTGCGTCCGGGAGGTGATAAACCCCACGATCTTCGGTGCGAAAATCAGAACCAACTACCCACTGAGGAAACGTCACGGTCGAAATTTCATCCATGACAACCGCAATTTCCGGTCGGGTGATGGTAATCTTATCTGCACCAAGAACCTGACGAGCGCACTCTACAAAATGCGTCCGTTTGGCATTCATTTTACAAACTTTCATATTAAATTCCCTATTGCCTCAATCAAGGCATTCTGCGGGCCCATATGCTGCGGCCAATTCATATCTGCAACAGCAACCACAACCACCCATAAGGTGACCATAATCATTATTACCCATTTACTTGAAATTCGTTTTTCCATTATACACTCACCATAAAAATAAATGTCAAAAAAGCACCAACATAAAAGTAGTATTTAATCATGATGCAAAGATATTATCGTCATCGGTCCAAAAATTGTGACCACGCTTTACTACTGTATCAGAATCAGCAGGAGCATAACCTACGATTCGGATGTGTGAGGATGGGGGATTGTAACGGCTACGGGTAGCATCATAAACTGCCTGTTCCAATTCTACAATCAGCTGATTATGCTCTTGGGGCAAAATCACGTTTTCGATTACGATGGAGTCCTGCAGCCAATCTGCCTGATCCTCATAATCTACTACCAAATTCTGTCTATCTGTCATATTAGGGTTTCCTTAAATATGGGTTATCTCAATTTCAAACATCATTATACCATACATCCAGGGCTACGTCAAATTGGGGTATAAGTCATTGATTTCGTTAGACTTTTTTTCAGGCTGTTTTGTAGGTTTTGGACAATTTTCCAAATAAAAGCCTAATGGAATCAATAGGTTAGAAGGGACTCCCGATGTCGTGGATAGATAAGTCATATGTCGCAAATGCGATTATAAGAATTCCCTAATATGACGGCAATTTCCTCGATATGAAAATCCAGGGCAATCACAAGTGACCCTTCCACCCCTTTTGAAAACCTTGTAAATAAGGTCAGAAGTGGAAGAGTCAAATTTCCCTAAAAGCCGGGAAGTCAATTTTACGGGTTTCTTTCTTTCCGCCATATCCCTCTGGACTCGCTCGTTTGCCCATGCTCGCAATTCGTTGACAGTCATCTTAAGTAATCCAGTTCATCATACGGTCAACAAGTACCCGACTACCAAACTTCTTGTTCAGACTCTTGGTAAACGCTGTTTTAATCTTACCTACTGTCGCATTGGAGTCGATTTCAAAATCATCATTCAGATTTTGCATTTTCATTTTGCCAGTGGGCATAATGTAGTACTCATCCCAACCCGCATTATGGATAGTCGCAAATCCATCTTTGCGTAACCCTTGACGGATTTTCTGATGGGTTTCTTTATTGTAGGAAAACCATCCAACATACTTTTCAAGCATTCTACGAGCAACAGTGTTCCCACTGTTCAGGAAGATACCAATACAATTGACACCATAGCGATCTTTGAGTAAATTAAGTAAAAACACCACTTGGGTCTCTTGAGTATCACGCCAATTACCACTACCCTGGTCCTTTTTCATAATATGAATCAGGTCGTACTTTTTACGGGATATCGGATCATCAAAAATCACATGATCGGCAAGACGGAACGACAAGCGCCCATAACGTATTTGTTTACCTTCCTCATTAGTCCCATTATAGTAACTATCAAATTTACTATTGGGATCCCCATCAGTAAGGCAAATCAGATTTACCTTATCCAACTTATTTGCCCTTTTGAAGTTAGGGATAATTTGCTGCATCCCAATTAGGGCTTCTACAGTAGGGGTTGATCCCAAACCCAATCTTCTCCACCTATTCCATAAGTAGGTGTCCTCATTCCTTTGGGTTGCTGCATACTTATAAA